TAACTCACCCGCACACGCCATGTAGCCACAGGCGTCTATGTAGTTGTCGGGGTTATCTTTGTTGGATTTAAGCCGTGCGATCTTCAGCAGGGCCATCATCACTGCAACATCGGTGGGTGAAAAAGACCACTCATAACTGAAATACTGCTCCCACAGCATACCAATAGATTGAAAGTTATCTTCCATCTCACCATGCGTAGCCTCACGATCTTTGGTGACGTACTGCTTGGCGGTATCAAGGACACTGCTACGTGTGTATGTACCTTCTTTGGGGGGCTTGCCACCCTTAGTCATTTCGTAAGCATAGTCACTAGTTGCTTGCGAGTGTTGCTTAATCTTCTCGGCTTTATCCAGTTCGTAGGTAGCATCGGCAGTACCAATACCAGCCCAAAACGAATCATCGTCAACCCCTGCAAGCTGCTCAGTTGTATATACAGCTATTTTTTGCAGTGGTTTCTTCTTCCAGAACTCATACTTACGTAGCTTGTGTACGTATGACGCGCTACACCCAGCTTCTTTGGCTATAGCCTTGTCTGTGTCCATCCCAAGGGATTTCTCTAACAACTTAAATACCCTATCGCGTTTCTTCTCAGTCATAGTTCTCTCCTAGTTGGTCAAAGTATTCATCATCCAACGCCCACAGACAGTAGGACGCTTTCTTCTGAGTGCCGAGGCGTGATACCTTGGCTTCCCAAATCTCTCCATCACGGTGCAGCTTACCTAGCGCGGACTGCACTTCATCATTATCTACGTCTAACTTACTTGCTATATCGCTGGCCCTATGCGCGAACTGATTGTCTGGTTCAGCCAGCAGGGTAAGTATGCGATCTTCCATCTTAGCTTCAACTACGCGAGGGGCTTCCTCTTCATCAAAGTAATCATCTGCGTCCACCGAATGTGTTACGCTCTCAGATACAACACCTACGACCTGATACTTCGTTGAGTTAACCTTATCTGTTGAGTTAGGTATAACTCGCATCTGAGCGCATGTACCTTCGGCAAGTCGATACCTATTAACAAGGTTGGGCGGTATAAAGACACGTTCTCCTTGGTCTAGGTCCACGCCAAAACCGCATCGCTTGTCTTTCAATACGTGCTGCACATATATTTTTAATGTATTTAACATTGTTCCCTCTCGTTTTTATGATATTGTTATTGTGGGGGCGGATTTAATTTTAACCTTCTGCCTGTCGGTTCGTGTTGTAGCTTAAAAGCCAATAACCGCCGCCCCCACGACATATTAAGCTACGGCTTAGTTAATGTAAGTGTCGCTTACCTAAGATACCTGACATAAATTCATTGGCAGCGCGCACCGCTGCATCTTCTTTTTCTTCTATGCCAGCACACAGGTGATCTGTAAGGCCAGAGTTTATAGCCAACATTATCTCGGGCCAATTATGCTCCTGTTCATACAACAGCACTATGTTTATCAGCATTATAGCCGTTAGTTCTGGGCTGGACTCGTCAGGCAACGCTTCTGCAATCTTGTGCATCATAGCGTTTACTTTTTCTTGCTTACCCATAATCATCACTCCCCGCAAATTTAAGCTGATACCTACGCGCTCTGCGTATAACATCTTCTACAGGTGTGCCTGTGATCCTAGATGCTTCGGCCACAGTAAAGCCTTGCAGCGACAGGCGGTGTAGTTCTTGAGCGGGTTTTGATCGGTTTAATTCTGACATTCTTGGTTTCCCAGAACCGCGAATACGCTGCTCCACCTTACCAAAGTTATGTGATCTACCCCCACAATGTTCAATCATACGTTTGTTTTCAACTTTTGCTGTGGCCTTCATTTTTTCCAACTGCGTCAAGGTTATCTCCTACTTTATTGATACGTTTTATCAGGTTGCGTAGCTCCGCTTTTAGTTCGCGGTTTTCTTCGCATACGCGCTCGTACTCATCACGGTCGATCATTTCAAAACTCCACTTAGTCATATGGACTTACCCCATGCACGTAACTCACCAACGTAACGTGTTAGCTCTTCCCTCGCTGTCCATAGGTTAGCTGCTGCGTTAGGCATGGGTTCCGTTACATGCGTCTTGTCTTGCCACATATCAACCTGCTGCCTAAGAAATTTTAATTCGGACTGCTGCGCGGGAGTTAACTCTGCATTTTTATTCATATGAGAGCGCCGCCCAAGACGTTAGTGAACTACTAACACTACCAACATTGTCCTCGTTAATAACCATATCCATACCACCCGCTTTGCGTATGTCTTTTAGGTTTTTGGCTTGCAGAGGTGTGGGTTTATTAGTACCCGCTTTGCACTCAATCCCAAAGAATAATCCTTGGTAGCAACCCACAATATCTGGTACGCCGCTTCTGCCGTACCCGCCTGTAACAGGGTAGAAGTAGTACGCACCCATTGCGTCTAGCTGCCGCGTCACCTGCTTCTTAACTTTTGCCTCTGGCGTCATAGCCATAATTAAACCCCCTCGTAAAAACTGGCATCGAAGCCGTATGGGTTTCCCCATACAGCCTTGTAGTTTCTTAAATATCAGACGGTTCGATTACCCAAAAGGTAGTGTCATAAGCCTTGTGACCAACACCCGCTAAGTAGCCGTTATCCTCTAACATTGCTAACACTGCTAATCTCCCTTGGAACCAATCTGGTAGCCCCTCAAAAGGTATATACGTGTCTTTTACTATCGCGTCAAGTCTTTTAATGCCAAGGCTTACTATCGTGACCCAACCCGTATCTTTATCTATTTGGGCGCGGTAACAAATGTCAGCCTCGCCCAAGACGTTACCTACGCTCAAGTAAGTAAGAAGCACATACGGTCAGAAACCCTGTACCCCACCCCATCGACATAGTGTTTATCCTCGACAAGCTGCAACATAGAGAACTTACCCATCAAATCATCGGGCAATGTCTGCGGTGTGTACCACTGAACACAACCCTGCATGTGTACGTTAGGGCGATAGTTTGATAGACCATCGACCTGCAGTATGGCACACCGTTGCTCACCCATACGTACAGTAGTGTATATGAACACACCATTATCGGTTCTGCCATCCAATGTTTTAGTCTCATCCTTCTGAGCAAAGAAATTTACCAACCCCGCTTGCAGTTCCTTATCCACAAACTCATGCCCCAATGTTATGAGGTTCTTTAACTCAGTCTCTATGGATGAATATCTACTACTGCCACTGTCATGTTGAAACAGCTTATTACCCAACCTACGCATTTCGTGATTGGCCTCACTACTCACATCACGAAATGCGCGGGATGCGTCCTTGCAAGATAGTTCTGCCATGTCTGCCACGTTGAGCGGTGAGATGTACCGCTTGGCATTTTTCACCCCCGTCTCTAGCTTGGTTGTCATAGACATATAATACTGTGAACTATAGTCGTTGTACTTACAGTTAGCGATCAAGCGACTAGCAACTGTATATGTAGGCGTACCCTTACCACCCACACGGAAATCACCATAGCCAACCCAAGCGCAGCAATACGGGTCATTATCGTAGTACACCCACGCACTGTTACCACTACGCGGAATTGTCTTAATCGGCAAAGCACTCTCTAACTCTGCAATCCAAGGCATAATATGTCCCTGCAATTTTATGTTAGATGTTTGCGCATGCCTTGTAGCTTCTTTGACTGTCGATACTTCCATTTTAGTTCTCCTTTTACGTATGGGTTTACCCATACTGTTGTATTATTTCCTGAAATGTGCGGTCTTGTTGACCCACGTATTGAACTTACTTCTTACTTCAGCCATGTTTCCTTCTTCCATATGTTCCTTGATTGTAGGTCGGTCATGCCAACCACCGTAAGCAAACTGTGATGCAGTGAAATCGACCCACGCTGCTACACGCATAGGATGCTCAGGGTCTTTCAACACATCACGAAACCATAGCGCACGTTTTTTAGGATTACTGTAATGCTGCTGTTTGTATTCGTTCAGCTTCTTCCGTTCACCGTAGTTGTATGTGCTTGTCTCTAGTGGAAGAAGAGGGGTCATAGTTATACCCCAATCATAGAACTCGTTCATGTGTGTTCTGTATTTGTCTTTCAGTTCCTTGTTCACTTTCGGCGTAGACGGTACAGGCACACCACCACTGTCATGCACCCATTGTTCTTCCCCGATCCTACGAAACACCAGCGAGGCACCATCGTCCTTGGCAGTCATCCACCTAAGCGCGTACTGCACATGCGCCTTCTGCGTATGCCCCGATGCGTCTGCTCGACGGTAGTAGGTATTCCAATGTTTCTTGACGGATGCGGGGACAGTAGTGCGTTTAGCTAGGTAGTAGTCCTCACCATGTTGTTGACCCCACCGCGCACCGCCAATACGAATAAAGTGTTTACCGTTCTTGTTGATGAACCGTAGCGGAAATGGTAGGTGGCGGTTAAGTGTATCGTACACAGAATTGTGATGCCCCATAGGGCCAGAGCCGTTAGCGATCTTAACTGTCTCAGTGCCATCCCTGTGCCTGCGCCACACCAACGGTGCATACTGTTCAGTAGAATTGACTGAAGGTTTTACCTTAGCACCCCCATACCAAGGGCAGAACACAGTATCACCATACCCATACCCGTGCATGAATGCGTAGCAGTTGCCGTTGATCTTGTGTATACGCTCATGCTTGCGGCGTCTGTCACCGATAGGGCGTATGTCGTTCTCCTTACCGAACTTACTGCGTATCACAGGGGTATTGTTGTATGCTGCTTCCACATCTGCAAAACATCTGTGGTTAGTATGTAGTAACGCCATTCTAGTTCTCCATATTATCATCGGCCTGTATCTCCCCCAAGCCATTACAATTATCGCAGGATACCCACACACCAACAGGTTCGTAGATACCAGTGCTCATTAGTTCGTACTTCTCACGCTCGACCTGACCTACGTGGTCAGAGCCTTCGCACTCAGGACAAGCAATGAACGGATTGAACTTTTGCTTGTGCTTGTCCCATGCGGCAGTAAACTCTGCTTCTTCGGATTTGTCCCACGGCGCGGTACTTATCGTTACCTTTGCCGTTCTGTTTTGTACGGACGCGGTTTGCCTGTTTCGCATCCTGACCGAACCGTCTTTATTAATCATTTTAGTTTCTCCTTGGTTTGTGTATGGGTTTCCCCATACACTTTTGATTACATGTCACGCGCTCTTACGTGTACGGTCTTGC